TATTAAAAATCAATTAAAGGAATCATCAATAGATAATTTGCTATCAGAGGAGTAGTAGTGAGAAGAGGAACTATAGAGGTATGTCAAGAGCATGCTAAATCTAAGAATGGTAAATGCTTGGATATTGTTTATATAAATAATAGAACAAAGATGTTATGGGAATGTGAGAAGGGTCATCAGTGGAAGGCTAACTGGAGTGAGGTAAGCTTTCATAATACTTGGTGTCCTACTTGTAATAGTTGTGTTAGGACTTCAATAGAGATTTTACAAGCCTATGCTATAGCTAGAGGAGGAAAACTGAAGTCAACTAACTACACCAATAATAAAGCTAAGATGGAGTGGGAATGTAGTAGTGGTCACTCATGGTTTTCTTGTTGGCATGTAGTTAACTCAGATAATACTTGGTGCCCATATTGCTGCGGGAATGTTAAATCCGATATTTCTGAGTGCTGTAATTATGCTAAATCAAGAAATGGAAAATGTTTAGACTCTGTTTATATAAACAATAATACTAAAATGCTATGGGAATGTAAAGAGGGTCATCAATGGCATGCTATATGGCATGCTATAAAGGATCAAAGGCAATGGTGTCCTGAATGTGCCTCTTTTAAGACAGAGTATAAATGTAAAGAGTTATTAGAACAAAAACTAAATATTAAATTTATAAAGACTAATTTTAAATATAATAAACATAGATATCAATGGGATGGTTATAATGAAGAACATAAAATAGCATTTGAGTATCATGGTTATCAGCACTATATATTTCCAAATTTTTTTCAAAAAACAGAAGAACAGCATTTAAAAGCTAAACAACGTGATATGGATAAAGTGATATATGCCAAAGAGAATAATATAAAACTAATCATAATACCCTATACAGAAGAGAAAAATTTAGAGAGTTATATAAGTGATATAAGTGATATAATAGGTAGATAATATGGCATCAGGTAAAAAAGTTTTAGCAAAGAAATATCAGCATGAAGTTGAAGACAAGCATCATATTTCCTATGAGCCACAGAGACTTATAAAGCATTGGAGAGTTGAAGGCAAGAATGAAGATGAGATTAAGGCTTGTTTAATAGAATATATTGAGACAGAACGTAAGAAATGTATTGAAAGTATTGAATATTTTGCTAATACTTATGGATTTATAACCGGTCCGGGTGGGGCTGGCATAATCCCTATGGTTTTGGAGCCATATCAGAGAACTTTATTAAGAGCCTTTGTTGATGAAAAATATGTCATTACTGTAAAGGCAAGACAGTTAGGTGTTTCTACATCTCTAATGTTTTATGCTCTTTGGTTTTCTATATTTTCAACTGGTAAAAGATGTTTAATTGTTGCCCATAGAAGAGAATCAGCAGAAGAGTTTATTGTAAAGCTTAAAACAGCTTACGAGTTTCTCCCTGAGTGGCTAAAGCCTTCTTGTACTTTATATAGTAAAAGTGAAGTAGAATTTGATACTAAATCCAGAATAAAAGCCATTACTTCAAATGCCAATGCTGCTCGTTCGTTCTCTGCCACTCTTGTATTACTTGATGAAGCAGCTTTCGTCAAGGATTGTGATGAAGTTGTGAAAGCTATTGGTCCTACTGTGGCTGCTTCTGATGGTAAACTTATTGCTATTAGTACTCCTAATGGTAATTCACCAGAAAATTGGTTTTATAGAACTGTATCAACTGCTCAAGCAAATAAAACTTTAAATAAACCTGGAGAGACTAATTGGAAGTTATTTGAATTACCTTGGACAGTTTCATCTATATTTACAAAGAATCCTAACTTTAGACAGGACCAGATTAGACTTGATAATGGTAATGAAGAGAAGTTTAAACAAGAGTATCTTTGTGCTTTCCAGGTAAATTTATTTTCATTATTTGATGTAAAAGCATTAGCAGCTATAAATTATAATGTGCCTATATTAAATCAAATATATGGTGGAGCTACTTATGAGGATACTTTTCTTGTATGGAAAAAAGCAGAACAAAATAGAAAATATATAATAGGGGTAGATTGTGCCTCTAATAAACCTACAGCAAAGGATTATACTAGTTTCCAAGTTATCGACCAAGATACTTATGAACAATGTGCTGAATATATTGGAAAATTACCAACTGAAGTATTTGTAGATATTCTAATACGTGCTGGTAGACACTACAATAATGCTATATTAGTTATAGAAGCTAACTCTTATTCAGAAATGGTATTTTATTTATTAGAACAAAAAAGATATAATAATATATGGTATGATCCAATTAAAGGAACTCCAGGATTTCAGACTAATAGAGCAACTAGGTCTTTACTTATAGAAAAGTTATTATTATTTTATAATAATACAGCCAATGCCTCTAATTTACATAGTTCTAGATTACAATTACAAATGCAGAATTTTACAGCTGGTGCCATATATTCTGATGGCTCTAGAAAAATGGAAGCTAAGCACGGTAATGATGATGCTGTATTGGCTCTATCATTAGCTGTTGTTTCTCTAACACCAAAAGAACATATTCATAGACCTCAAGAAGACTCTAATGTAATATATGATGCTAGTTCTTCTCTTATGAATGGCAGATATAGTGATGAGTATTTAGAGTATCATTCTAATAAGATGGGTATATCTAAGGATATGTTGGAGAGTAGACTTATATTATATCACAAAATAAAATCGGGTGAATATGATGGTACTGGAGTAGAGGATTTAGACCTTCAACATCCTGTAGAGCAATGGGAACGTGAAAGAGCAGCAGAGGACCTCATAGGTAATATGGGAGGCTTAATACTTGATAATAGTTATAGTTTAGCAGAGAGTATATCACTTATTCCAACAGCTAGAAAGTTTTCAGTAGATGACATATTTAGTGAGGAATTTAGAGCCCTCACAGAAATGCATAATAATTTCTTCAGTAATCGTAATAGATAGCTACAGTATGAATAGGATTTACCGATATTGTATGTAGAGGTATGTGATATGCCAGTAAAAACATGTTCAAAATGTGGTATTGAGAAGGATACTAGTTTTTTTGGTAGGCATTCCAAAACAAAAGATAGCTTACAGATTTGGTGTAAGGTGTGTGTAAAAGAATACTCTAAAACTTATGGCTGTAGTATTGTAAATAAGGAAATTACAGTTAAGCAATGTACTAAATGTAATATAGAAAAAAATGTAAAAGAATTTGCCAAGGATAAATATAAAAAAGATGGATATAGTGTAATTTGTAAGGAATGTAATAAAACTAAGGTATCTTTGTATCAAAAACAAAACAAACTAAGAGTAGATGCTGTAGTTACTGAGGTTCAAAAATGCTCTATCTGTGGAGTAGAAAAAAATAAAACCTATTTTGCTGAAGATAAAGCAGTAAAGAATGGATTATATCACTATTGTAATGAATGTAGACAAGTTTATAATAGGAAATATCGTAATGATAATAGGTCTATTATTTTACAGAAGAAAAAAATATATAGGTTAGCTCATTCAGAACAAATAAAAGAGTATACTAGAGTATATTATAAAACTCATATAAAGGAATTACAGTTAAAAAAGAAAGTTTATGTAGAAATAAATAAAGAAAAAGTAAGCTTAGCCAATAAAATATATAAATTAAATAATTTAGAAAGAATAAAAGAGTATCAAAAAACTTATAACGAAGAACATAAAGAAGCCATAATAAAGCAACATAAAGTATGGTATTCTAAGTATTATAAAGAGCATAAAAAGGAAATTATACAAAAAGCCACTGAATATACTACAAGTAGATGTAAGATAGATATTAATTATAAAAATAATATAAGCATAGCCTGGTATGTGTCAAGAGTTTTAAAGCCACAAGTACTTGAGAGAGATAATTATAAATGTCAATTATGTGGTTGTCAGGATACAACAGCTAATAGGTTAGAATGTCACCATATAATTCCCAAAAGTGTGGCTCCAGAAAAAATAAAGGACTTGGACAATCTAATAATAGTGTGTAGAACATGTCACTTATATAAAACTCATAAAGGAGTATCAAAACTCTATGATGAAGAATTGGCAGAAAAGTTATTAGAGCAAGTAAAATCAAGGAATTAATTTTATGGCAAATGATGAATCTAAGCTAAAGAATATATTTACTGCTCTAGGTAGGATTTTTAGTAATTCAAAACCTAATGAGTTTAATGCTAGAAGCTCTATAGAAAAAGCTCTATCTACTACTAATAGAGAATTAGCAGCTAAGCCTATGGTTGAGCCCACAGTAATCTCAAAAAAGGGACTTGGAAGAGGTTCAATTTTCGCCGAGGACTCGCTTGGAAAAAATTACCACAAGTATCTGGAAAGAGAGACTTTACGACATGCAAGATATGCGACCTACGATCGGATGGATTCTGATTTAATAGCTTCTGCTTTGGATGTATATGCTAATGAAGCTACCCAGAAGAATCAGGATGGTAAAGTTATAGGTGTTCATTCATCTTCAAAATATATAGAGGATGAATTATCAGAATTATTAGAGACTACTGGTATAAATAACTATTTAAGTTGGTCTATTATACGTAATATGGTTAAGTATGGTGACCACTTTACTGCTCTTAAATTAGATTCTGTAGCTGGTGTGACAGGAATTAAGGAACTTGATGCTATTTCTGTGTATCGTTTAGAGGAAAAAGGAATTTTAATAGGATATGTTCAGGATTTAGATGTTCTTAAATCAGCAGTACAAAATGCTAATGTTAGTTCAACCACCACAAATCCATATATAAATCTTAATACCTTGTCATTGCCCTATATGACTGGTGATAGTGCCAATAAGGAAAACGAATCTTCTCTGATTACATTTCTTAAATATGAGATGCTTCATTTTAAACTTCGTGGAAGTGGTCTTTTCGCGCCCTATGGATGTTCACCTCTCGATACTGCAGTTGATACTTGGAAGAAATTAGATTTACTTTTTGATTCTCTTATTATTTATAGACTTAATAGAGCTCCAACTAGGCTGGTATTTTATGTTGATGTAGGTAATGCCCAAGGTGCTGATGCTGAAAACATAGTTAAGAAGCAGATAAATGCCTTAGCTAAAAAAGAATATTTTGACCCAACTGGTAAACTTAATGAGCGTTATCAGCTACTTGATATGAATGCTAATCTTTACATTCCAATACAGAAGAATGGAGCAACTAAAGTAGAACAATTACAGGGTGTAGCAAATGTTGGTGAAATAGAAGATGTGTCTTTTCTTAATAATAGGTTATTTGCTGCTCTTAAAGTTCCTAAATCTTTCCTTGGTTATGAGGGTGATGTGTCTTCTAAGGGCATGTTATCTCAGCAGAATGTGACATTTAGTAAGGCTATTCAGAATATACAAGAAGATTATTTAGAGGCTATTAAAGATTTATGTATAATTCATTTAGCTATTAAGGGCATACAAGAGAAGACTGATTTAAAGTCCTTCAGTTTAGTAATGTCCAGACCCTCTTATGTTGAAGAAAAGGCCAGAATAGAAGTTGAGAGTGAGTTATTAAACTTAGCTAGTAGTTATACTGGTTTTGGAGTTAATCGTCGTTGGGTTGCTAAACATATACTACATAAAACAGATTCAGAGATAGAAAAAATGTTTGAGATAGACCCAACAGCTCCTCAACAAGGTGGTGAAGGTGCTATGGGTGGAGGAATGCCAATGGGTGGTGATTTAGGTTCAGCAATGGGTGGTGGAATGGAAGCTCCTCCAGAAATGCCTCAGCAAGGTCAAGAAATGGCTCCAGAAGTACAGGGAGGTCAGCAAGGTATGGAACAAGTAGGTGGAGTGCCCCTATTACAAAATAGAAGGCATTTAGGAGATTTACTTATAGAAACTGAGAATATTATTTGTGAAGTTAAACGGTATTCAAGAGAGCTTTTATCATTACAGGAAAGTATTAGAAAAGAAGGTCTAGTAGGATTGACTGACTCTTCTAGATGTACCGTATCACTAACTGAAAAAAAGATAGCTAAATTAACAGAACCAGAAGAGATTTTTAAATAATAAAATTATATAATTAATTTGTAAGCAGATACTTAAAAAGGCATATTTATATGAGTTTAAAAACTTTAACATCTATATTAAAGAGTGGAAATAGAGCTCTAGAGGAAAAGCTTCATAACCTTTTAACTGAGGATTGCTCTATTCTTGAGTATACTGATGATTCCGTGCTATTTCAAAAAAATAATTATCTAGTATTGGCTAAGTTTAAGCACAATTTATCAGAATCTAAGATGACTGCTGAAGATATATTAGATAATGAAGTTATCTATGTATCAGCTAAGCAAACTGATAAAGAACTTAAAGAGCAGGTAATAAAGCTTATTGATAATTTAGTAGAAGAAGACTATGTATCTGCTGAAGATGACCTAAATAAGTTTTGCGAAGAGTTTTATCAATATCAGCTACTCAAGAGACGATTTCCAGAAACCTTCACAGAAAATCTCATTAAGAAGGCTCCTGGTTTTAAACTACGTAAATCTGGAAATTCTTTAATTAATGAATTTAAATCCGACATTTTTTCTTTAGTTACCTTAAGTGAGGCTGAAGACTTAGATTTATCAGATTATACTTCTATTATAGAGTCCTGTGGCCCAGTATTATTTTTAGGTAAAGACAAGGTAGTTTCTATAATTGAGGATGCTTTGCTTGGTAATAAGGAACGTTCAGAAAGTATTACAGAAAAGCTTTTTGAGACTGCTAAAACATTAAATGAAGTAAATGAAGATATTAAACAGGCTATGGATAATGATTATAGCCTTGATGATGGAAAATTTCCTTCTGAAGATTCTGATAGTGTTTCTGATGAAGATTATAATTCTCCAGAAGACATAGAAACAGATTTTCCAGATGACGAAGGTAAAAAGGATTTTGAAGAGTTTTCTCCTGAAAATCTAAGTGATGAAGAAGTTAAACAGCTCCATAAAGATATATTAACTTCCATATTAGATGGTATGTCCTCCTTTGTTAGTCGTGAAGCAAATAATAGTGAAAATCTTAATATATCAGCAGATTTAGATGATAGACTAAAAACAGATTTAGATATATTAAATAATCCTGACCTAGCAGATGATGAACTATCTGATATAGAGGCTCGATGGAATCCTATAATTTCAACCTTCTTAGATTCTGATTTATATACTCCAGAACAAGATTTAGGTGCTGAAGAAGTCGAACTAAAGGCAGATGATGGTGGCGAAAATCCTGAATCTGTTGAAGAGCCCGAAAATACTCCTGAAGACCAAGGTGTTCCAGGTGTAGAGCCACAAACACTCCCAGGGTATGAAGAGACACAAGAAAAGCAAGGTCCTGGGATATAATATAAATAATAGGCACGAAATATGAGTTGTGGGAAAGAGACAGTAAATGTATAATCCATTAATCGAAGTAACCTCTTCAACAAAAGGCTTTGAGCTCTTAGAAGAAAAGCTAAACTCAAATTCATCTTGGAAATGCCTTAAATTTAGAGGTGTATTTCAAAGAGCAGACTCTAAAAATCAAAATGGACGTGTTTATCCATACAAAGTTTTAGATAAAGCAATTCAAGAAGCTAGTGAAAGCTTAATGTCACGCAATATGTTGGGCGAGATGGACCACCCAGAAAACCAATCTCCTACTGTGTCTTTAAAAAATGTAAGTCATGTAATTACAAATTTAAAATTTTCTGGTAATGATTTAATAGGTGAGGCAGTAGTTTTCGATGACCCAGGCCCAGCAGGAACCCCTTCAGGAAGAATGTTAGGAGCTTTAATTAGAAATAACTGTACTGTCGGTATTTCTAGTAGAGGTTTTGGTTCAGTTACTGAGGGTTATGACAGTACCGTTGTAGATGAGTATAAGCTTGTCACTTTTGATGCAGTACATGACCCATCTACACAAAAAGCATTTATACAACCAGTAAATGAAGGTTTAGATTTTAAACGTAAGTTAGAATATGAGTTAGAGCGCAAAAAGTTTATCGATGATTTACGGGATATGTTCAGAAGTAAGTAATTATTTTATATAGGTGAATAAATATGAATATGAAGCAGATTAAAGAACTATTAGCAAATGCTGATGTTCATCAGATTATTGAAGAGCAGATTCAGGCAGCTATAGCAGAATCAAAGGCAGAATTAGACACTGAAAAAACTAAATTAGTAGAACAGAAGAAGTCCTTTGAAAAGGAAGCCTTTATTTTTAAGAAAACTATCTTAGCTAAATCTAATCTTTATGAGACTAAGCTAAAGGATTTTTATGAAGCTAAGTTTAATGAAGCCAAGAAGAAGCTTGGTAAAGAAGTTTACGAATTCATGAATGAATCTGTTAAAAAGATTACTAAAGCTATAGAAGAAGATGTTAAGGCTACCAATACATCTACTAAAATTCAAGAAGCTTTCTCAAAGGCAGTTAGTGAAATGGCTCCCTTTATAAACATAAATGAGCTAGAAGGAAAGAATCAAGCAGACCTTGATAGTATGAAGAATAAGCTTAACGAGTCCCTTAAAAAGATTAAGGTATTAGAAGCAAAAGCATTAATTGGTGATTTACATTCACTAGTTGTCTCAGAATGCTCTGGCTACCCAACTGAAAAAATTGCTTTACTTTATGAAACAGTTACTAAGATGGAACCAAAGAATTTAGAAGAAGGAAAGAAATGTCTTGAAGCTGCTAAACAGGCTTTAAAGGAACGTGAAGTAGAAGCTACTCAGAAACCAGAAGTAGTTGTAACTGAGAGTGTAGTAGATAAGCCTGTAGAAGTCACACCACAGCGTAATAAACTTAAAGTAATTGCCGAAAATCTGGCAACTAAAAAGCAAGAAAAAGAAGTTGTAACTGAATCAAAAGAGTCAAGTGCTTTAGATTATGAGATTTATTTAGGTTAATACCTACTTAAAGTGTAACAAAACTATAATTAATTTTATCCAGGAGATAATTGAATGTTTACAAACCCTGTTAATTTAGAAATGCTAAGTGAGCAACGAGTACGAGCAATTCTTGAGCGTGATGAACAAGCAGCTAAGAAGGCTGGCAAGTCTTCTTTCTGGAAGACTTTTAATGAAAATCTACAGACTGCTATTCCAGATGCTGAATATCGTAATACTGTTTTTCTTCATGCTGTAAAATCACTCCAGTATGCCACCAAGAATCAGCCACTGACTGAAGCAACTACCTCAGCCTCTGTTGCAACTTATAACAAAGCAATGCTTCCAACAATTATAACTCGTGTATTCCCACAGATTGTTGTTACTAAGTTTATTGCTACTCGCCAGCTTGATGTTCCTACTCAGGTAATTCAGACCTTCCGACTTTCTCGTAATACCACTAAGGGTGCTACAACTGCCGGTCAGGAATACATGAACCCAGCTTCCTACAAGCGTTATGGTTCAGGCGCAACACAGTATGAAGATACCACTTCAGGTATTGATGCCAACTACTCAGGTCAGCAGGTAACTGAGGTAGGTGGAACTTCTACTTTATCTGGTTATACTCCCACCTATACTCCGTACATTAGTGGCACTGCTTCAATTGCAGTTTATGATAGTGCTATTCCTCGTAATTCCGTAGTAGTGGCTATTGATAATAGTGCTGGTGTTATGGCTGCAGTTTCCCCTGACAATGTTAATGGCACTGTAACTACTAATGGTTCTGGTGTTCCTTCTATTACCTTCAATCAGACTGCTGCTGCTGCCGCTACTGCTGTTGGTCTTACTATTACTGGAACAGCTACTTTCTCAGTAACCTATCAGTATAATCAGGAACGTAATAAGGCTCTTGGTGAAGTTAGTTTCGTTCAGAGTCTAATCCAGGTTAGCACTCGTTCACGTAAGAACTTTGCTCAGATTTCCGCAGAAGCTATTCAGGACCTTGAAGCTTATACTGAAGGTCGTATGGATGCTCTAAAGGAACTAGTTGGTGGCATGACTGAGTCAATGGCACTTGAAATTGACCTAGAAATGATGCTTGACATGATGGCCAATGCTGGTAAGATTTCTACTTATGATGCTTCTTATCCTGCAAACTCTTTCCGGGGCACTATGTTCCAGAAGAACCAGGAACTAGTTCATAAGATGAACTATCTTGCTAATGATATGAGTATTGACTTCCTTCGTGGTGAGGGTATGTTTGCTGTTACCCATCCCCATGTATTTACACTGCTTCAGAATACTGCCGAATTTAAGATGGCTACTGATACTGGTCATAAGGCTCAGGGTGATTTCAGTATTGATGCTGAGAAGTTTGGTAGCATCAACAACTTCACTGTTGCTAAGGCTCCTCAGTTTCCCCAGTCAGACAAGATTCTCATGGGCTTCACTTCTAAAGATTTAGGCAAGGCTCCGTATGCGTACTTTCCCTTCGTGACTTATCTTACCCCACCTTCAATTGATGTCCTCTCAGGTGATATTTTCTCAACTGTTGTCGGCTTACAGCAACGTTACGACCATCAGCTTCTACTCGACGGCGCGTACGGTTTAGGTGTTCTCCAGGTTCAGAACCTCTATACATCTGGTTCCACTCCTGCCTCTGATTATGGTGTTGTTTAACCTTAATCCTATAGTAACTATAAGCAAAATGAGGGCCCTTTATTGGGCCTTCTTTTTGTGTGGCTAGGCCTTATGTGACATAGCAAATAATTTTTTATTTTCCCTACACTTTATATCACCATTGCCGATAATATATGTTGGAGGTGCTACATGGTATACCCATCAGATTATGATGTCACATTGTTAAACAGGATTTCATTAACAAAAAAAGCTAAAGACCTAACAAATAATGTTTATGGAAAGTTAGTTGCTTTGTATCCTATAGAAAATACAGGAAAATCTAATACTGGAACTATATTTTGGCTATGTAAATGTTCTTGCGGAAATTATTCTACAGTTATAGGAAGTGCTTTGACTAGTGGAGTAACTGTAAGTTGTGGTTGCTTTGGAGCAGAACAACGAAAAATAGTTAATACTAAGGATATAACTGGACAAAAGTTTAATAGACTTTTGGCATTGGAGCCAACAGAAAATAAGAAAAATGGTGTGACTATTTGGAAATTTAGATGTGACTGTGGTAATATAGTAGAAAAGCCACTTTCAGATGTTAAGAGAGGTAATACCAAATCATGTGGCTGTGCTCATATGGATCAAGCTAAGGCTCAGGGTATTTCAAATAAGAAAGATATTACAAATCAAAAGTTTGGTAAATTAACAGCTATTAGTTCTTTGGATAGAAGAACTGGTGGAGGATACTTTTGGAAATGTGTATGTGACTGTGGAATAATCACTGAAGTTAATATTTGTAATTTATTAAGTGGTGCTGTTAAATCTTGTGGATGTCTAAATAAGGAAGCAACACAGAAACGTTTTATGGAATATAGACTATCAAAAGGACAACCTGCTGATATTTTAATGTCAACTATTAGAGAACATATTTCAAGTATTATAAGGCCTGTTACTAGATTAGTTATGAAATCGGATGGTTATAAATGTGCTATCTGTAATAAACAAGGAGGAGACTTGTATGTTCATCATATTACTAAAAGAGCAGAGGATATTTCATTGGCAGCAGAACCTACTAATCTAATTACTTTATGTAAACTACACCATGGACAGGCCCACTGTAATAACTTTAATGGTGATGTAGATATGGAGTTTGCTGAGTATTTATCTAAGGTAGCCTCACTTAGAGAGTCTACTAATCCAATAGACTTGTTAGTTATAGATGAGATTAATACAAATATTCAAAATTATTTAACAGAACTTATGGAGAACTAATCTAATGTCTGGAAAACCAAAATCTCTTCTTGGTAATGTTTATGGAAAGCTAACTGTTGTTAAGCTTTCTGATAAGAGATATCAACGTAAAGCTATATGGGAATGTCTTTGTGAGTGTGGAAAAACTACAGAAGTTGCTACAGGCTCATTAGTTTCTGGAAATACTACTTCATGTGGCTGCTATAGGGATGTTATTAGAAAAACCTTTAACAAATCAGCAATAGTTCAAGTGGCTCCAGTAATACCAGTAACAGCTACTGATACTTTTTATAGTGATATTATTAAACTATATCCAAATCTAACATTTACTCTCAAAAATATGAAGTTTGGATTATCAGCCTTACTTGAAGAAAATAGTAAGCTTGCTATTACCTTTGTTGAGCTAAGTAAGTTTCATCAAGAAATTCTAGTATCATCAGGAAAGTGTAAAACTTATGCTGAGGCTAAGAAAGTAATTATTTCAAATATGGAGGAACTTGTTAATGACGGAAATCGTGTTCTTACAGTGTTTGAAAACGAATGGGAGTCCAAAAGAAGTAAGATGATTAACTTCTTATCTTCAGCACTTAAACAAAATAAAATTACAGTATTTGCCAGAAAATGTACAGTAAAAGCAATAACTAAACAAGAAGCAAATGAGTTTTTAAAAGAAGAGCATATTCAAGGGCCTGCTAATTTATCTTATCTTTTTTATGGGCTATATGATGTAAATAATGTCTTAATTGAAGTTGTATCATTTGGAAGACATCACCGTGCGCAAAGTATCTGGAATTCGCCTACCACAACTGTATTAGATAGATTGGCTATAAAATCAAATTATAATATTCCAGGTGGCTCAAGTAAGGTTTTGGCCTTTGCTGAAAAAGATTTAAAGTCTAAAGGATATAACACCGTTGTCTCTTGGGCAGATAGAAGAATAAGTCAAGGTAATCTTTATAATGTTTTAAACTTTGAATTATATGCTACTTTACAATCCGATTATTCTTATTGGTGTTCTGTGGAATCGGCTAAGGAAGGCAAATGTATTGTTAGAGGAAAGCAATCAAATAAAAAATGTAATCTTCATGGTATTCTTCCAACACAAACTGAGCTCGATTATACAAGAGATGTGCTTTTTCAATTCCGCGTCTTTGACTGCGGAAAGCTGGTTTATGTTAAGTATATCTAATAGGAATATTGTGATATGAAAAAGTGTAACTTAGAAGTATGTCAAGAATTTGCCCTTAATAAAGATGGTAAGTTA